ATAGATGTTGTTGGCCCGCAGGAGCGCGAGGATGGTCATGGCGCCGTCGCCCGAACCGATACGCGTGCTGGAGATATAGCGGAACGCCGCGGGAGGCAGGCGCAGGGTGTCGGCCCATTCCACTTCCTCGGTGTTCTCGCGAATGCTGCCGAGCAGGTTATTCACGTCCCGGATGATCTGGTCCGGCGTTTTGGCCGGCCAGAACGTCACAGAACCCGTGCCGTCCGCAGCAACGTCAACGCGCGAAACGCTGGCGTTGTTGATGAGACCGGTCCAGCCCTTAGCAGTGGCGCCCACCATGGCGACAGAGTTGAGCAGGCGCTCAACCTTGTCGGCGGCCGACATGGCCTTGGTATCGTTCAGGTTGATGCCGTAAAGGTTGGCCTGATTAATTTCCTCGAGGTTCCACTCCCAGCCCGAACCGATCATCGCGAAGTCGTGCGATGCCTGATCACGGGTGACCTGGTTGAAGGGCATGTCGGTGCCAGCGCCGGAGAGGAACTTGGCCTCACCTGCAGCATCGACGGTGAAGAAGGTCGTTCCGATCGCCCAGGGCTGTCCCTCGGTCACAACAGGGACGTGGGCCCCATAGTTGAACGTCGGATAGCGCCGCTGGTAGATGCGGGTCTCGATAGTGCGCCCCTGCGCGATCACGAAGGGGAGAGCAGCCTGCGCGTCAGCGAAGGGCTGCTGGATCATCTGGTTCATTGGTCAGTGTCCTTTCGTGAACCGGCTATGCCTGATGGCGCAGGCCAAGGCTGATCTGGACGATACCACCGTCCACTGCGCCTTCCTCGAAGAAGGCATCGGGGATGGCGGGGTTGGGCGTAACGTCCGCAATGTTGGAATACCGGCCAGTGGCGGCCACGTAGTACACCGGATCGCCAGCAGCGACGGTTGCTCCAGCCGTCACGTACATCGCGCCCTGCGTCATGAACGCCCCGGTGAAGTACTGTGGATACGCGTCGGGATTGTCCGCATCGGGCGGGACGGCAGGATTGAGCACGGCAATTCCGAGGAAATCACCCGTGCTGAGAATGGCCACGCCATGATCGGCAGTGCCACGCTGAGCCGGAGCGCCGAACGCGATACCGGCAGCAGTCTCAACCTCGCGGCTGACCTTGTTGCACTTCTCTTCGGAAGCGATCTGGCCCGGCAAACCCTTCGCGGGAGCCGTGCCGTATGTGGTCTGGTAAGTCGCCATCTCAGCGTCTCCCTTAATTCGCCACGGCGGGACGATGCGCGGACTGCAAGTCCTCGATCATCTTCGCGCGGGCATCGGTTACGGTCGTGTCGCCGTCACCGGTCGGGGTAATCCCGTCCTTGACGGCATTGGCGAAAGGGTCGGCGGACTTCACGTCCTTGGCGATGGCCTTAAACATACCGGCGATCATGTCGTCGGAAGCGTCCTTGACCATTTCGTCACCAAGCTTGGCAGCAACGGCGGCCTTGCGCAGGTCGGCGTCAGACTTGCCCTTGGGGTCGATCTTGGCGTCGATGGCCTTGACCACGGTTACGAGCGCAGCGCGGTCGGCAACCATATTGTCGAGATCTTCGGGTTTCGGCGCCGAGTCCTGGGCCTTCTTGAGGTCGGCTTTCAGGGTGCCGATTTCCTCATCTTTGGCCTTGATGACAGCATCCTTGTCGGCAATCGCCGTCTGATGTGCCGTTGCGGTTTCGGTGGCCTTTGTGGCCGCATCAGCGATCTGCTTCTGCAGCTTGTCGATGGCTTGGGCGCCCTGATCGGTGGTCTGCACCGACAAGCCGTCCACGACCACGGTACGAAGTGCATCACTCACGGTGATTGTCTCCTTGGTGGGTGAAGGGATCGGGGCAGCGCCCCAGGAATTCGCACCGTCACCGATGCGAAGCTCGTGCCCGCCGCGTGCCTGATCGACAATCGCGACGTGGTTCATCTTGAAATCGCCCATGATGGCGTCGTAGGGCTCTCCAGAGGGCGTCACACCGTCCTCAAAGCGCAGCTTGGCGGCATAGCCCATGGATAGCTCGCGAGTGCCGTCTTCGACCTCCTGAATGGCCTTGGCATCACGCAGGAGAAGCGGCACGCGGACGAACTCGCCATCGCGCAGCACGTCCTCGCCTGCCTCGCCAACAGCCAAGTCTTTCCAGTTGTCCGGGCTTACGCCTCCTTTGGGGTGCCCCATGGTGATCGGCACGCCGGCATAGGAGGCTATGGCGTCCTTCTTGAACACCTCTTGCTCGGGCCGATAGACGCGGATGATCTGCTTGTCTGTGATGCCGATCTCGGAGCCGAGGTAAAGCTGCACATTACCGGCCTTGGCCACCCGAGCGGACACAACAGCGCCCTGCCCGGTCCGGCGCAGTGAAGCGCCGTCCAGGATCATCGTATCGGTGAATTGCATGATCAGTCCTCCCGGACCTCTTCAAAGATTTCGGGACCAAGGATGATACGGCCCCGATAGGGCTCGACCTTGTCTAGATCGACATTGCCGCCCACCTGAATGGAGATATGCGGCTGATAGTCCGGCCAATCCCACGAGGCACCGGATTCCACGATCTGCTCATGGCGCCACACAAGCTCCCATGCCGTCATCAGCAGGGCCTTGTAATCACCAGTGGGGCCCAGCGCTTCCATCTGGCGCGGCCCGCCTGCGGGTATCTCCAGCCGGTCGGCGTAGGACGTGCCCACAGTGAACCAATCAACAGGCGTTGTGCTGTAGGCGATGGTGACATGCAGATCGGGAACGATGTCCGTGAAGCCCTGCGACTTCGCCCAACGGATGATCTCGGCTTTGTTGATCACATCCCGGCGCACATAGAGCGTGCGAGGACGGGCGTCATTCGCCTCCAGAGTTGCATCCGGATCAGCCGGTGGAGGCAGAGCGTTGGTTTCGTCGTCGCTATCGTCTTCCTCCTGCTCACCAAGCGTGCCATAGACCTTGATCGCGGCCTCTAGGCCGGAAAGCGACCCGTCCTCCACCAGTTCATTGACCAGGGCATCGGACAGCGCCTCGATGGGCATAAGAGCGGGAGACATGCCGCCTGTACCAGCGATGGTGCGGGCAGCGTCGGCCTTCATCTTGAAGGTTTCCGCCTTTTCCTTTTCGCTCAGGGTGTAGAGCGGTGCCCAGCGGGAATAGATCGCCTCATCACGCTTGCCGAGAGCCGACCGGATGATCACCTCATCAAGCCGGTGCATGGCGGGCGTCAGTTCGGTGCGCTGCCGGGCCGTGATGTTGTCGTAATAGTTCTTGAGCGCGTGCTCCCCATTGTTGCCCAGCCCCGATGGGGCCTGCATCAACAGGCGGGTGACAGGCACGTCAGCGGCACCGGATGCGACCTGCAGAAATGATTGCATCAGGTCGGGAAGCTGGGCAAAGCTGATCTGCTTTTGCTCCCACTTCTCACCCTGGGCCGTGTCGCCGTTGGCCCCATTGCCTTCAAGCAGCACCATGTTGAACATTGACTTGATCGTGTTCGCATAAGTGAAACGATCGGTCAGTGCTGTTGTGGTCGCGCTGTTCTGCAGGATCTTGGACAGGCCCGGCACATATATGACGTCGGTCTTCGCCTCGGGGATCAATGCTGCGATGTGCTGTTGCACCGATGTGGCATTACGTACCGCGTCATAGACCGTTTGGAGGATCGAGTCCCCCCAGCCGCTCAAGTCCTGATAGCGATCATCGAGTATCGGAGCGCCGATGAACCGCACGACGCGAGACGGATGGACCTTGACCGTGGAGCCATTTCTGCCCTGCACGGTGTAATATTCAGGCTCTCCGAAGAACTCGCTTGTGACGTCGCGACTGATCGGCCCCGGCGTGATCTCGTGACGATGCAACAGGTGCAGATAGGAAAGATCGCCCTGCTTCACCCGATCGAGCATAAGCTCCTCCTCGGGGACGGCGTTCTTCATGCCGATATAGATGGCAGACCCGCCCAGCAGGCGGGCCTTCTGCAGCGCTAGTGTCACCTTTGGCTGGATATTGATTTCCGGCGCCTTCTCCACCTTCTCGATGAGGGTGATCTGGTCTTTTTCGGCCTGCCATTCGCGCCACTCGCGCGTCATGTCGTGGGGCACGATGTCCACGATTTTGCGGGCCAGCCAATCCGACCGGTGCATGGCGTTAAGCTCGGCATCGCTCAGCACGTTCATGACGAACGATTGGCTGACGGATTTGTCCTTGGACGTTCCGAGGCCCGTAACCAGGCTTTTCAGGGTGTCCAAGATCATCATCAGGTCACAACTCCAAGCATTCCGTATTCAAAGGTTTCGCCAAGCATCAATTCAGTGAGCGCCCAGACCAGAGCGTCGGCCCTATCCGGGGAACCATCGCCCACGTATCCAGCCGTTGTGAAATTACAAAGCTGGTCCTCAAGGTCGGCAAAGTCCCCGATATGGTGGACCCTGCCTTGCTCATAGAGGGCGCTGATAGGCTCGGCGCGTACCGCCTTGCCCCTGCTTGCCACCACTTCCTTGAAAGCCGCGTTCTTGTCGGCAGTGGCCACGGTGAACCTCACCATGTCGCCGCCGTAGTTGCGTTCGCCCACGATACGGTTGGCGCCGAACCTGTGATAAAGATCAACGGCCCGCCTGCCCCACCCTTCCGGGCTCATCTGGCAAGTGCCGTCATGGATCACATAGCCCTGGCCATCGACGCCCAGACCCGCCACAATGATGCCGATATCGTCGCCGGCACCATCGCCGCGCGTGCCGCTCGGATCGACCGAAACCACAATGCGCTGCATTTCCGGCATCTGATCATCAGAGATGCGCAGGCTGTCGAGACCGGGCATGTTCTTGCCATCGGGTGCCTTGCGGTCCTCAAGTGACCACAGCGCCCCATTGACCTCGCTGGCCCATTCTCCTGCCTCGAACCGCAACCGCTTGGCCGCAGACATCGAGGCGAGAACGTCGAAATATTCCTCTGGCAGATTGTCGGCGTTGTCGGACGGGTTGACCCGCATCTCGACGTAGTCATCAGGCTTGGCCAGCGCCTCTTTTGTCCCCGGCTTCATCTTGGCCCGGAACATCTGGTAGGACCAATGGAGCTTGGACGGCGGATTGCAGTCGAAGTAAGCCTTGAGCGCCAGGTATTGCCTACCCGTCTGCTTGGCTATCTCCGCTGCCAGTGGCACCTTTTGCGCCAAGCGGGACATGGCCGTTTCGACCGATGCCCATGGTATCTGGCTGCTCTCGTTGAAATAGAGCGTGGCGTATTCTTGCCCGAGGATCTTCTCGACCCGCTCCTTATCGTCCAGCCCGGCAATCCATACCTGCGACCCGTTGGGCAACTCGACAAAGAAGTCGGTCTTATCGAACCGCACCCGAAGGCTCGGAAAGCACAGTTGCAATACTTTGGGCAGCGTGTCCGACCACACCGATGTCTTGGCGTGGTTGAACCGAAACCGGAATATGACATGGCGCGAGCCCGGCGCATTGATCGCCCGCTGGACAATCGCCCGGATGAGCACAAAGGTCTTTCCCGACCGCGACCCGCCCCGCAACATGATATTGCGAGCGGGGCTGGCCAGGAGCCGGTTAGCCTCCCGTTGCTTCTCCGTGAGCTTTACTGGTGCCATGCGTCACAGTTCGGCGTCCTCTGG